AGTTTGTAGAAGCATTTGGTGCTCTATCTACATCAATATCAACATTTTCATATGGATCTCTAAAACGAACTACTCCAGTAGGAATATTCTGTTGAATTGCAGTAGAAGAAAGATTCCATTCATCTACGACAGAATTAAAACTGGGACCTAAAACATATGGGAAAACAGGATCACCAACAGTAGTATTGTCGATTGTTACAAAATAGCAATATCTACCTTCAGGATACTCAGGAGTTTTACAAAAACGACCATTATACTGGTCCAAATCACCAAGACTGAAGGAATACTCATAGTCTTCAATGAACTTACCAGCTGGTTCATCATTTAAAAGAGGACCAGCAGTTCTGGATGGATATGGATTAGTAACATCATCATAAACTAAATTAGACTTTAGTTTATAAGAAGATTGCAATCTAAGAATGTTAGAAGTTTGGTCTGTTGGATCATTATATCCATAAGGACCATAAATTGGATTGCCATCAAATGCCCAACCGATGATAGGAGAATGCTCCAAAGAGTCGTCAATTTCACTGACAACACTATTGACTTCAGTTAGGTTATCACCCAGAATATATCTAAGTCTTTGTGGATTGGAAAGGTGAGCATATTCGCCACCATATTGGTTATTATATCCAATAAAGACAGAACCATCAGCACCATCAAAGGTACTGGTTTCTTGTAAATTATAAGTCCATTCAAATACATTAGCAGAGAACGTTGCTCCCTGACCAACAGAATCCATATTAATAATAGTTTGACCCTGAGTATATCCAATACCTCTATTAATAATTTCGATACTAGTTACTCTACCTGCATTTTCACCTGTTCGATCGATAGATGCACGAGCAATTGCACCAAATCCATCACCCTGAATGGTGACAATTGGTGGAGTGGTATAACCTTGTCCAGCAGAGATGATAGCAATAGAAATAATTCTACCATCGCTGACAATAGATTGTGCTACAGCACCACTACCAGAACTTAATGTAATAGCAGGTTCTGAGGTATAGGACTCACCGCCAGCATCAACAGAAATAGATTTGATAGGTCCACGAACAGATGCTTCTCCTGTTGCTCCTGTTCCTTCGCCACCAACAATAGAAATTGAAGGTTGAGATGTATATCCTGTACCACCATCTACAATTAGAATACGTGAAACAACACCTTTAGTAATAATTGCTGTTGCAGAAGCACCAGAACCTCCACCACCAACGATAGAAACTAGAGGAGAAGATGTGTACCCACTACCACCTGTTAATACCGTGATTTCATTAATGGATCCATTTACAGTTACAGATGCAGATGCTCCAGTTCCACCGCCTCCAGCAATAGTGATGGATGGAGGGAATGCTGCATCATAAGACTCACCCGAGTTAACAATAGAAATATCCGTAACTGCACCAAACGTCTTGGTTACTGGAGACTTATAAGACCAAATAGAGACACCATTGATCCAAGTTCCAATTGCACCAGGTTGAATCAGATTCTTATTTGAAATTGTTGTGGAGAGTAAAGGGAATCTATTTAATTTCCTTTGGTTACCTGGGAGCAAAGCAGAACCTGGGAAAGGTCCAATCTTATAGTTGGGAATACCAGTAGATGCAACATAAACATAATTGTCATTAAAGAATGAGTTCTGTACATTTGTCGTGTACGGACCAATTGCATTGAATACTGCAGAGTTATCAGATTTTCCTTTATTAAGGTCAATCGAAACAAGAATGTTACCTTGGGGAATAACAAGACCTGGTTGGGGAAGTTGATATTGGAATACCGTTTCACTATCTCTTGAAGTTACTAAGAATGTTCCGTTATAAATGATGGGGTTTGCACCGTAAACAGTAACTTGGTCGCCAACAAGCAAACCATGAGGATTAGAGCAAGTTACTGTTGCAGACTGATCATTTACACCACCAAAAGTGATGGAAGTAACTTCGATAAGTTTTTTGACATTATATAACCAGGTATTCAATTCTGGAATATCAGATGTACCACCAAGTTTAGAGATATTAAGTTTATCTCCAGGTAGATAGTATGAACCAGTATCGGTTAATGTTGTTTGTTGAGCATCAACAATACCAACAATGTCCATTACGACTTCTTGAAGAGTATTTCTATTCAGATATACTCTGAAGTTAGAAGTAACTTCGGTTGCAGAATCCCAATCTTCAACAATGCCATTTGCTGAACGAGTACACTCGATAAACTGATTAAGGGACTTTTCTTTATATTCAATAAGTTCAGTTCCACCAATAATAAATTTACCGTTCCTTTCTGGCCAACCAATGGTAGAGTCTACAGTAATGATACTAGCTGTAGTATCCAGAGGTTCAGCAAGTTTTGTTTTGTATGGAACAACAAATTCTCCCTCAATGGTCTCCTCTGAAAGAACGAGTTCAAAAATTTCTACATCAGATGTTTTAATTGAGATGTAGTTTTCAACTAATGCACTTGCATTTTTAATATTTGGATCAGCAATGTCTTCTTCTTGAGTTAAAAGAGCATCTTTAATATTTGTAGGGTCACCACTTACTAAAGTGGCACGTAAGATAGTATCAACAGACCAAGTTGCAGCAGATGGTTTAATAATTTGGTCTTTAGGGTATGAAATACTTACTGTTTCACCATAAAGAAGTTTGAACAAGTAAGCAATACTAAACGATGTTCCCTTCGCAGAATAAAAATCTTTAATTGTCTTGATTGATGTTCTAACATCAATAGATTTGTAATCAAGACTTGGAACATCTGGTAAAAACTGTTCGGTATACTTATCAAGAAGTCTCTTAACAAAGAGAGCATCTAGACACTTAACTTCGGTATCTGCAGAGAAACTAGACGCAACAGTATTATTAGAGAATACAGCATTTCCACTCTCGGTGTAAGAAGTAACACCACTAGAAGCTCTTGCACACCCAACGAGAGATGCCTTGGTATATCCAGTACCAGATTGATTGACATCAAATCCTGTAATTTCATTTAGACCAATTTCTACCGATGCTTTAGCAGAAGGAGGATTTTGAATGATAACAGTTGGAGGATTATCTGCACTATAACCAGTACCAAAATTATCAATGTTGATATCAGTAATTCTACCATTAAAGATAGATGCTACTGCAGTAGCATTAGAACCACCGATATAAACACCACGAGTATCAACTCTATCATCTACAATGTAGATAGATGGAATATCTTCATATCCGCTACCACCATCAAGTAAATCAATACCAATAACTCTTCCGTCACCATCTACTCGAACATCTAAAATTTGAGCACCTACAGGATCAATAATTTTTAATTTAGGTACACTTTCATATCCTTGACCAGGATTGAGAATATTGACAGATGTTAATTCACCAGATTCGGAGATTGTAGTACTAAAAGCAGCTTTAATACCATTTAATCCTGTTGGCTCATCAATATAAACCAAAGGAGGTGTAGAGTAACCAAATCCTGGTTCGGTAATTACAATTGTGCCTGTGATTTGCTCATTAGTAACCGTTGGTGCTGCAATCTTTGCGCCTCCAGGTTGCTTAAAAGTAACTCTAGGTGTGAATGTATACCCACTACCTGAATTTTCAATTGTGAGCGAATCTACAGAACCATTAGTAACTGTAGTTTTTAAAACTGCAATCTTAGAACCAATTTTAGTTGGTTGTTCAATTTGTGCAATTGGTGGATTTGTAGAACTGTATCCCTTACCGCCACTCAATAACTGAACAGTTTTTACGCCATCAACAAGAGATGATACCGAAGCATCGGTTCCAGTTTCTGAACTGATATTAACCTGTGGGGGATAATCAAATCTATAACCGCTGCCAGTTTCATTAATAAGTACATCGGTAATTTCTCCAGATCCGTTTACACGAGAAAATCCAATGGCACCAGATCCAAAAGATGGAATTGGCGCTTCAATAGAATGAATAGAAAGAATTCTACCGTTCAAAGGTGGGGTGTTAAAGATGAATGAATCTTTATCAATATAAAAGTCAACCTTAGGAGTTAACAATCTATTATCATAGATAGCGACTACATATTCATCAACAATTGGTTCATATTTTTGACCATTAAGAGTCATCTTAAATGACTTAACATCATTACCAAAAGAGTTGGAAATATTATCTACAGCAATGATTGGATTTTCAATAAATCCACTTAAGTAGAAAATATATGTCGCTGAATTATCATCAGCAGGAATTCTCGCTCTTGGAGGATTAGTGAATTGAATACTTGTCCCATTAATGGTGTAGTCAACATTAGGGATTAAAACTTGTCCATAGTTCTGAACAACCAGGTGTTGTGCTGTTGGAACAGAAATGGGAATATCTTGAGAAACAAGTGGAAAAGTATTAGTTGTTCCATCAAAACTATCAATAAGATTTGATAAAGTTCTCCACTTTACTCTTACCTGCTCATAAGAAATACCAGGACTTAAAGCAATGTTTGGTGATGAAGTAACGCTCTCATAGTAAATTACTTCGTCGCCAATTAAAACGCTGCCATTCTCTTCTAAGAATTGATCAACACTCTCTACAATGATTACATCATCAGTTGGAGTTACATTTTCTACAACTTTAGTTGCACCATCGAGGATTCCAATATCAAGTTTGTCAATATCCAAATACTGAAGGAAATTATTGACAATATTTTGACCTAATCCAGTCTTTTCTTGAGACCTGTAATAGTACTCAATAAATTTATTGAAGAGAGGGTACTCACTTCCGAAAAAATCGGGAGTATTTGCCCTGACCGATTGAGAGACTTTATTTATGTTCATCTAATTTAGAAACAACTAGAAGTATTAAGTGAACCACCATTAGTGATTGGGGTAATATCAACCAACGTTGGGGTCTGGTTGAAAACGCTTGGTGTCAAACTATTTAGAGGGATTGTGGGAGGTGGTGTTGTACCGATTGGACTAACTGTAACCTCTGGAGTTACAACGTTAATAATAGTTCCAGGAGTAGTTGCTGGAATAGTTGTATTATTAGCAGGAATAAACATGACTGGGATAGAAATATCAGTAGGAAGACCAGTACCATCAACAACACTTCCTAGACCAGAAACAGTATCAGAAATATTAAGGTTAATATCAGCAATTATGTTTACTCCAGCACCAATGAGATTGATTGGTCCAAAACAAATTTCACCAGTATCATAGTTTACAGTTCCAGCAGCATTGTTCGTATAAACTTTCTTTGTGCCAGTATTGTAAAAAGTTCTAAGATTGCCATATCCATCATCTTCAAATTGCTGATCAATACCTGGTCTATCAGCGGTTCTAAAAGTACCCGATAAAAGAATGGGTTCTTTTTTACATCCATCAGAACCATCAGAACCAGGAGCACTATCGTATAAATTAGAACCAGTAGAAATACAGTAAGTATTTGTTTGTCCTGCGGTTGGATTGATATACTTTAAAATAACGGTTTGGAGAGATACATCAGAAATGCAACTGTTAGATAACAAAATTGCTTTTTCTAACTCTTGTGATTTAAAAGTTGAATTAAAGTTATTAATTTGTGTTTGACTTGCCCATTGTCCGACAGAGGTCTGAATATCAGAAGAAATTTCAGTTGTGTTTGAACCGCATCCAGTATCATACAAAGCAAATATCTTTGAATAAACGTAGATATTATCTGGGTCAACAATTAGAGGGTCAATAGACGCCATTGCATATCTTCTAAGATCGTTCGAGATATCTTTTTTAGTGGCATCATTCAATAATGAACCAGTCTTTGTCTTAATGGCAATAAAGACTTTTCCGTAAACAGGAGGGTTTAAAATGTCACCACCATAGGCAACAACAGAATCAGTATTGTTGTAGATATTTTTAGTGATAACTGCGTAGTCTTGTGCTGTTACTGCTCTATATTGAGCAGAGTAATATCTCGGAGCATTATACTTAATAGATTCAACCGTTTCGGCTTCGTCACCTAATTGAGACTTTTCTTTTGTTGTTAAGACACCTGAACTTAAAGAATATGCTGTGCCATTATTATCGACTAATCTACCACTAAACGAAAATGCTTGTACATTATTAGCAGTTGCACCACTAGTTACAAGATATTCAAAGTTAACGACTTCTCCATCTTTCAATGCTCTTCCTACACTATCATCACCAAACTTAACCTCATAACGCATATCCTCACCTTCAGAAAGGAAAAATGCTCTTGAAGTGGCAGCTAGTCCAGTTACAGTTTCTGCGATACTATAAGAATCGGAAGTCGTAGAAGATTCATTGGCCTTTACACTAACTCTCAGTGTAGAAATGTCAGCATCTTCAGAGGGGATAATATAAGTTTGTCTAGCAAACGTATTTACAATATATGAATAATTTACAACAGCACCTTCATAGATTAATACATTATCGAAAACACCTTGTCCTGTAGTAGGATTTACAGTAGTAGTTCGATCCTGTAGAATATTCCAAATAAAATTACCACCTGTAGCAACAGGTCCTTTTTTTAGAGTAACAGTAGATGGATATGTTCCATTTAACAAAGAAGTTTGAACAGTTAATTTAATACATGCTTTGGCAGAATTAACTGAACGAGGTACATAATTTAAAAGTTTTGCAATATTAACAACATTATCTCTTATCGTAGAGGATGGTAAAAATGCTTCATTCAATGCCATGTTGGCATTAAAGGAAGTGTAGTATGTGTTATATGCCAACATATCAACAAGATATGACAGCGCAGACCCGTCAAAATCATAATCTGAAAATTCTGTACGAGTTCTCAAATAAGATTTGATAGAAGATTTAATATCCTCAAAATCTAATGCTGTTAGGTTATTAGGTTGCATTATTCGGGTCTCTGTAAGACAAAGGTAATATTTTCAACAACAGGCAATCCGACGATTCTGTATTCTATTTCAATGGAAAATTTGTTTCCTTCGTATATTGGTTCAACAGTAACTTCAGTCAGTTCTACCCTTGGTTCATACTGATTAATGGTATTTATGATTTCATCTCTAATTGCATCCCCAGTAAAGGCATCTAGTGGTTCAAAAAGTAAATCGTTTACATTAGAACCAATAAGAGGTTGGAATGGTTTTTCACCAGGTGTAGTCAAAACTAAGTTCTTAACCGCTTGTTTGATTGCATTATCATTCTGTACGGAAGATACATCATCGGTAAAAGGATTTCTAGACAGAGCAACATTTAAGTCTAGAAATGATCTAGACTTTTTAAATTGCTTTCCTGTAATTGATTTTAATGCCATCAGGTAATCGT